TAATGTATTAGCTTTTACTAACACATCTGTAACTCGTGTTAAGTTAGCCAAGTTTTGTTCAGCACCCTCAACTGTTAAACCTAAAGCACTTTGTGCGTCAGTTGCAAGATCTGTTGCAGTAGCCATATCAAACATACCTGCTTGTGCGAATTTTGCAACTTGTGGTAAAGCCGAAATAGATTGTTCAGCATTTAAACCTGCTGAAGCTAAGAAGAAGTATGCTTCTGCTGATTGTTCTGCACCAATTCTTGTTGATCGTGAAACTTGTAAAGCCATGTTCTCCATAGCTTTTTGTTGTTTTACAGTTGTGTCCATAATGGCTAATGATTGAACCATCTTGTCATCAAAAGCTGTAAACTCTTGAACTGCTTTACTTAATCCTTTAGCTAATCCAACTGCTAACGCTAATCCTGCTAATTTAACTGCGTTTGAAAATTTACCTAATTGTTTTCCAGATTTGCTTCCTTTGTCCCCAATTCCACCTAATTGCCTCTTAGCTAATTCAGCACCTTTAGTTACAATATTTATTGCAATATCAGCCATCGCCATTTTTACTTACCTCTATTCTTTTTATTCTCTGCGTCTTGCATGGCTATTATCTTATTTCTTTCATTAATTTCCCAATTATAAAATTTTATCCATTGGTTATACTCCTTATTACTCATATTAGTAGTAAGTTGAGCCACAGTCATTCCTAGTTCTCTTGCTAGTTTGAATTGAAATAGAGTGTCGTTATTCTTGAAATTCGTCTGCCGAAGCAGAGCCTCCAATACCATTTACTTCATTTATTACTAAAAATATTTTATCAATCACAGTACTATCTTTTTTATAAAGTTCTTCAATAGCGTCATCATCTAATTGTGGCTCTATTACACAAACTTTTAACAACTGTTTTTGGTATTCAAAAGCGTCTGTATCATTTACTTCAAGTTCTCTACCTAACTCTATTTGCATTGCTTTAGAGATCCCTTGTATCATAATTGACACATCCCATTCTGGAATTTTAAGTTCTTGCGTTGGGACATCAGGTAAATCTTTTATACCATCTAACTTTAATCTTTTCATAGATTACTCCTTATTATTTAATTCTAGTGAGTAGCTCTTGTTACTGCACCAGTTACTTGTAAATCTGCTGAATATCCTACGACATCGCCAACAGGACTACCAATTGAATAATTTGTCATTATTCCCTCGCCAGTGTACTTTACCTTTCCAGATGCTGTACCCTCTGGGCTATATTCAAATGAAAGAGAAGAACTTTGTCCTACTACTGCACCGAAAATAGCGTCTGCTGTTGCGTCCCATAGTCCAGATAGCGAGATAGTTGCGTCCTTTAGTCCTACAATGTAAGTTTTATTACTCGCACCTAAGACAGTTGTTTCTGCAACATCTGCTGTTTCTGGGAAGTCAACATTATTTACATATGATGAGATGTCAGTTAAAGAACCACCTGAATTATCAAGTTTAAAAACTGAATCTGAACCATGTACAAATGCCATATATTTTCCTTTCCCTAGTTGTTTCTTCCAAAGCCAACAATAGCATTTATTGTCGGTGTAGAAGAACCACCTATTGTATTATACACTCTAATGTATCTGTTTATAGTCGTTCCACTATCAACATACTTGACTTGTGAAGTCGCTGCTGTTGCTTGTGTGAAAGTTATTAGATCAACATAAGTTACATTGTCTGCACTATGTTGTATCTTTACATCTCCAGTTGGGCTTGTACCACTAACAGATGTAACAATTAAAAATGCACCACAACCATTTGTAGTTGATGAAGCATTATCCTGCGCACTTCCTTGGGCTGCGGTTGTAGTGAAAGCTGAAGCTGTTAAGACACTTCCATTCCACATTCCTTCATCTGATTGAATATCCATTGAAGTTCCGACAACATCTCCTACTGGACTTGAAACTGCATAATTAGAAATATTACCTTGTGCGAAAGTTGCATAGTCGCCTGTATCTAATCCATCTATGCCCATAACAAAATCAAAATCAGCACCACCAAGGAGTGGTTGTAATGTTGTATCAGCAGTAGCGTCCCATAAACCTGAAAGAGAAACTGTTCCATCTTTTTCTCCTGCTATATAAGTTTTATTTGAATTACCAAAAGTTGTTGTTTCGGCAATATCAGCAGTTCTACTAGCGTCTACATTATTAAAATATGAACTAAAGTTACTTGAATTAACATAAACTTTTGTATCTTTACCATGTTTAAACGCCATTATCTTCTACTCCTATTTCTATTCCTATTCCATTTACCAGTATTGTATCTACTATTTTTCGGCATTATTCTTCTTCCTCGTATGCTTCATTTTTTTCTGTTTTGGGATCATCAGCAATGAAATGTCCTTTGTCATTTCTTGCCCTATCAGCTTTTACTAATATTCCTTGTTCCTTTAACCATTTTAAACTTTTCTTAGGTACTTTATTTTCTGGTATCAATGAACCAGCTTCAAAAAACTCTTTTCCTAAATCTATTCCTACTTGTACTTCATACATTATGCTATTACCTCTACTGTAAATTCTACACCTAAATAATCTATGTTATTCACATTATACACTCCATAGTTGTCTGCCTCAATTACCCTCACTGATTGAGCTGAACCTCCTAAAGTTAAATCACTTTCTACTTGTGCTTTAACAGAAGAACTTCCACTACTAGCAAGATAACCATCTAAAGTATCTTGGCTATCTTCAGCGTCAACTCTACTGACATATAAAAATATTGGAATAGTATAAGTATCAGCACCTCTAGCCATTGTGCTATCGTAATCAATACTATCAACTACTCCTACAATTGCTGTTGGTGGCTCAATAGAATCTGGAACATAATCATAAACTACAAGAGATGTTATGTTAGCTAAATTAGTTTTTAATCCACTTCTTATTGCTGTTAAAGTCGCCATTATATTTTTCCTTTTCTACTCTTCTTCCAATTTCTTTCTATTCTATTACTTGCAAGTAAAAGTAAAGCGTCAATATCATTATCAGATCTATCATACGCTATTTTTAAGAAAGGAACTATTGGTGTACCTTTTTTAGCTATTCCTAAAGCTACTCCATACGCAGCGCCTTCATCTCCTAATTTCCTACCTGCCCAACCTTTTAAAGCCCTTACAGGAGGCATATGTGGAGTTGTCCTAGACCATTTAGGTTGTAGTTTATACTTACCTTTAAAGGCCATTTTTACATCTCCATGAACAAATGAAGCATATTTTGCTGTCGCCATTACTTTTACCCCTTTAGGTAAAGCACCGACTTTAGCTGTTCTCCTACTATATTTAATACTTTTCTTTAAAGTACCAGTATCGTTTTTATCATAATCATCTAAGACTTGTCTAGCTTCTTCTTTAAGATGTTTACCTACTTCATTATAAAATTTTCTAATAGGCGTATAAGCTAAACCACCTAAAGCAATTCTTTTCTTTAAATCTTTTAAACCTGTAACTGTAATTTGGTTACTTGCAGTAGCCATTATAAAGTTTTCTTAATATATCTTTTAATTAATTTCATAGCGTCAGGATCAAACTTTTGAAATAACTCAACTGTTCCTGTTTGTTCAGAACCATAAACTGTAAATGGTGTATCTTTTCTTTTAAACAATCTTGTTGCTTGTATTAATGTTGCTTGTCTTATAGCGTGAGGAACAGCAGACCAACCCCATTGACAAGTTACTTTAACTTGTTTAACTATTGTTGTATCAAATCTTTCACTACTTCTAGTATCTAATATTTTTATTTCTGTTATTGGTTGGTACTGTACTCCATCAACATCATTCCCTGCGTCCAATGGAGAGGTATAAAAATCTGTATTAATTGTTAAAGTCGTATCGTGTGTTCCATTGTCATTTGTATCTATTAGAACTGCTAAACCAGATGGAGTTGATATATCTGGTACTTCTAAATAAATAGGATTAACAGGAGTAAAGTATTTTGCTTCTGAAGTTGTTTGGTAGAAAAACCTACCACAAATAGCGTCTATTTCTCTTGAAGTGCCTTCTATTGCATTTTCTAAGTTATCATCTTGCCCGCTACCACTAAGTCCTAAATAAGTTTTTATTTCTGCAAGTGTGCAGTAGCCATTAGTAATAGCCATTAGTTACCTACTTAGATTTATTTTCAGCAGGTGCTTTAGCTTTAGACTTTCCTAATCCCCATTCTTTAGCTTGTAGATCTGAAACTTCGTGTCCTTTAACACCAAGTAACTTACCTTTTCTCCAAGCTTTAGGCATTTGGTTATCAGATGTTTCAGCAATTTTTCCTGCGTCATCTATCCATACATATTTTTTTAATTTCATCATTTTCTTTCCTGACTGCAACTCGGACTTACCACTAAAGCTTGCCCGAGTTACTAAAGTCATTATTATTTCTAAGCTACTTTCGTTCTTAGAAGTTTGTAATTTTTGCGAAAGCAGAAGCTCTATAAATAGGCAAGCCCATTCTTACAGTTGCTTTCATTACAATAATATCTTTTACAAAGTTCTCGTCATGGCTATCAGACATTGCAACTTCCATACCTTGTCTTGCGACTATATGTATTGCTTGTCCACCACCAAACACACCAACTAAACAATCTCCTGCTGAAGTTTCTGTTGAACTAACAACAGGTACTCCCCATAATCTTGGTGTAACAGCGTCTCCAAAAGATCCCGCACCAACAAACAATGGATTTAAAGCTCCACTTGTTGTTACTGCATTTACTTCGGTTACTACTTGATACCAATCAGATGGGTGCATTACGATAGCGTCTGGGTTCATAAAAGCATCTTTTTGAATTTCTGTTATAGCTTCAAAAATTTGTCCAATTCTCTTTAAGCTTCCACTAAAAGAAGAATAGTTGAATGCATTTATACCAGTCTTGTTTAATATTCCAGTTAGGTTTACACCTGAACCAGAACCACCGATAATTTGGTCTGATATTGTTTGTCTAACCATGAACCTTAATCTACTGTCAATATATCCTTGTGCAGCCGAAACATCAGCAAGAAGCTCTTCTGTCATTGGAATGAATGCTCCAATCTTTCTGATCTCTTCTGTTCTCTCTGTGAAAGCTAATGCGTTCTCACCAAGAGCTGAACCTTCTGCAGTAGGGGCAGCGTTGTTAGTATATGTTGTTTCCTCAAGATACTTGTACTGATATTGGTCAGTAGTAATTGTATCTATTAAAGCAGGAATAACATATGGGTCTAACTGTGCTGATTCTTGAATTCTTGGTGCTCTAACTACGCTAGGAGGCCAAGTTGATTCTGTAACAGTAGTTTTAGTTTCTACTCTTGGGTCCCACTTGAGTTCAGATTTAACATTCTTAATACCAGTGTCCATAAAAGATTTGTAAGCGTCAGATTCTAAGAAAGATTGTCCAAGTGTTTTATATTCCTCAGTTTCAACTTTTTCAGAATGTATTGCCTTAGGCTCTACTTTCTTTCCAGCTTCAACT